CTAATGTTATTTTAGGATTATTTAGTCCTTTTAGACATGATATTCCTGAATATTGGGGTTATGATATTAAATTATTTAAAGATAATATAAGATTTTTAGAAATTTTAGGAGGTCGTGATGGTGGTGGAGGTACTGTATGTCCATTATATTTTGATGGAGCTGTTAATTACTTTAGAGAACTGCCATTACCTGATAATATAAAAAGAATTAAGAATGTTTACAGATTATTAAACAAAATAAGACAATAAATTATGGAAGGATTAATAAAAAACAATAAGCTTATTGCTGACTTTATAGGAGCTAGTAAAACTAGTAATTGTAAAGATAATGAAATGTTTATACCTGGCCAAACAATATGTAGAATAGATACTATTGAATTAGGTAAAGGACATATTTTAAAATTTCATAAATCATGGGATTGGTTAATGCCTGTAGTTGAAAAAATTGAAAGTGAATTTTGCAGTTCTAATATTCACTATTATAGTGCTGGTATGATGAAACAAGAATATGTTGTTGAATTTTTAGGTTATAATATTGATTATGATAATTCTCAGTATGATAAATCTAAAATTAAAGCTGTTTATAAAGCAGTAATTAAATTTATTAAATGGTATAATGAAAATAAAGTAAATGAGCCTAGTTAAAAAAGTAACTAGGAAATCAATGATGATAAGATATTCAGGTAGAAGTTCTGATTATATAAGTCCTTCATTTGGATATGGATGTTTATTAAATTGTAGTTATTGCTATATGAAAAGACATAGACCAGAAGGTTTAGATATCCCTAAAAATATAGAAGATATCTTAACTGCTGTAGATCATCATGTAGTGTTTGAAACAATTGATAAACCTAATCAAACAGATTCTAAATTTGTTACTTATGATATTTCTTGTAATGAGGACTTTGCTTTACATAGTAAATATTATGATTGGGAAAAAATATTTAGATTTTTTAGAGATCATAACAGAGCTAAAGCAACTTTAGCAACTAAAATAATTCCTAATCATTTTTTAAAATTTAATCCTTGGGAAAAAGTCAGAATTAGGTTTAGTTTAATGCCACAAAAATTAAGTACTATTTTTGAACCAAATACTCCTTCTATACTAGATAGAATTAAAGCTATTAATAGGTTCTATGAAGCAGGATATGACGTTCATGTTAACTTTAGTCCTGTAATACTATATAAAGGCTGGAAAACAGATTATATGGACTTATTTGGGCTATTAGATCAATATGTAAAAGAAGAATATAAAAAAGATGTATTAGCAGAAGTGATATTTTTAACTCATAACAAAGATAAACATGAAAACAATGTAAAAAACAAATTAGAAAAAGAGTATTTATTATGGAATCCTAAAATTCAAGAAAAGAAAATTTCTGAATATGGAGGAAAAAATGTTAGATACAAAAAAGTATTAAAAAAACAAGCTATTAATCAATTTAAAAACATACACAATGAAATAATACCTTGGAACACTATACGATATATATTTTAGTAGAATAAAATATAAAATAATAAAATAGAATTCTGTTGTAAATAAAAAAGATTTTGTATATATTTTAGGAGATATTATAATGTAAAAAACAAAATAGTATTTTTATTTAGATCAATTAAAAGGAAGAAAAAAAGAATTAATGAAAGAAAGAAAAATTTATGGAATTACCTAAAAAGATTGTCAAATCGACATCTAAAAATCCAAGAACTATGATAATATATAGTCAACCAAAAATGGGCAAAACAACAGCTTTAGCTCAATTGGATGATTGTTTAATATTAGATATAGAGAATGGTAGTGAATATGTAGATGCTTTAAAAATAAATGTTAAGAAAGAAGCTAAGGAGCAGAAAAAGTTACCTATAGTAGTTCTTAAAAACATTATGAATAAAATTAAAGCAGCTAATGAAGAAAAAGATGGATATGTATATACAAGAATTGCTCTTGATACTGTATCTACTTTAGAAGAAATAGCTATACCTTTAGCTAATAAAATGTATAAAAATACGCCTATGGGTAGAAATTGGGAAGGTAAAAGTGTTTTAACATTGCCTCAAGGTGCAGGATATTATTATTTAAGAGAAGCTCTTAATAGCATTATCAATGATTTAAGTGAACTTTGTGAAACACTCATACTATTAGGACATGTTAAAGATAAATTAGTTGAAAGAGAAGGAAAAGAAATGAATGAAAGAGGTATATCTTTAACTGGTAAAACAGGTCCTATCCTATGTGCTCAAGTTGATGCTATTGCTTATTTTTACAGAGATGAATTTGAGGGTAGATTAAATTTTAAACCTTCAGAATCTCTATTATCAGGTACTAGAATTAAACATCTTAGAAATAAAGATATTTTACTTTCTAAGTATGATCCTGACAAAGATACAGTAACTTCAAACTGGACTCAAGTTTTTAAATAAAAATAATAAATAAAACAAAGAAATATGATCAATTTAAATAACGTAAAAGAAAACAATATATCAATTTTTAACGGAGGTGAAGCAGGAGTAGCCAAAGCTAAATTAACTAAAATTGTAAAAAAACAACCAGAAGATAAACCACGTTCTCCTGATTACAAAATTTTTTTTGAAGATTCAGAAGGAGAAATTAATGTAGCTTTTTATATTCCAGATGGACAAAATGAAGCAGTTGCAAATAGAGAACTTGCAAGATTGTTAAGCATTGCTAGAGCACTTTTTGGAGATGACTATGAATTTCCAGAAGTAAGTAGCTATGAAGATGGTTACAAGAAAATTATGGGATTACTTAAAAAAGAAGCAATAGGATCAAAATTTAATCTTTTTGTTTGTTATGGGTATGACAAAAATCCTAGTAAATATTTAGGAGTTAGAATGTTTGATTTTGTAGAATCAGGAGATGTATCTCTTGAAGAGACTAACTTAAAAGTTAAAAAATCAGATGTAATGAAACAAATTACACCTAATACAGAAGAAGATAATGGTACATCATTAAACGAAGCTATGGAAGAGTTAAAAGATAGTGAGGATGATGATGATTTTGAAACATTTTAATATCAATAGTTTATAAATAGTAACATTAAAGGGAGACTGACCATCTCCCTTTTTTAATTCAATAAAAATGAATAAGTTAATAGAAAGAGCAAAACAAATAGAAAAAATACAAAGTGAAACTTTGCAAGAATTTTATAAAGAAAACAAAATATTTCATGAAATTCACTTTAATAATAATATAGCATTTACTATAAGATGATAAATTTAAATAAAAAATCTCTTACTAAAAATAATTTATTAAATCATGTTACAGATTTAGATATATTTAATTTCTATTCTGGTATGAATTTAAAAATAAACAAACCAATTTTATCACCATTAAGAAATGAAAAAAACCCTTCATTTTCTTTATTTAAAGGTAAAGATGGTAATATTTATTATAAAGATTTTGTTTTAGGAGGAGGAGATTGTATTAAATTTGTTGAAAAAATGTTTAATCTTAATCATTTAGAAGCTTTAAGCAAAATAGTTATTGATTTTAATTTAAAATATTATTTTGATCATAAACCTTTAAATAGAACTATTAATAAAAATTTTGTTAAAGTAGATAGAGATAAAGAATTAGATAAAGTACAAGAAAGTTATTTAAATATTAGAACTAGAAAATGGAAAAAATATGATATAAAATATTGGAATCAATTTGGTATAAGATTATATACTTTAAAATATTATAATGTTGTCCCAATAGAATATATTTTTATTAATGATAATATTATTAAAGCTGATAAATATGCTTATGCTTATGTTGAAAATAAAGATAAAGAATATAGTTTTAAAATATATCAACCATTTAATAAAAAAATAAAATGGCTTTCTTCTCATAACGAAAGTGTATGGCAAGGTTGGAATCAATTACCAAATATAGGTTACAATTTAATTATAACTAAATCTTTAAAAGATATAATGTGTATTAGAGAAGTTTCAGGATTTCCTAGTACAGCATTGCAAACAGAAAACATTATTCCTAAAGAAAATGTATTTAAAGAATTGCAAAAAAGATTTGAAAATTTATATCTTTTATATGATAATGATTATGATTCAGAAACAAATTGGGGCAGAGAATTTGGTAAAAAATTTTGTAAAGAATTTAATATTATTCAAATAGAAATTCCTGATAAATTTAAATCAAAAGATATTTCAGATTTTACAAAAAAATTTGGAATTAGAGAATCAAAAAAATTAATAAATAAATTAATAAAATGAAAAAAAATGAATTAGTATTAATAGCAGTATATGGCAGTTTAATAAAAGGATTGTCTAATCATAATATTATTGTAAATTCAAAATATGTAGGAGTATTTGAATCTAAACCTGAATTTACTATGATAAGTTTAGAATCTTTTCCAGCATTAATAAATAAAGGAAACACAAGTATAACATTTCATGTTTATGCTGTAGATAAAGATGTTTTTGATTCTGTTAATGTTTTAGAAGGTTATCGTGGAGAAAATAAAAATAATTTTTATGAGAGAGGTATTTTAAAAACTCCATTTGGTAATGCTTTTTATTACTATCAAAATAAAAGCAAATTAAAAGAAAATAATCCTATAGTAGCATCAGGTAATTGGTATGATCATTATACAACACAAGTAAAAACTTATTAATATGAAAAAGTACAAATTGTTTAGACCAAGAATTAGAAGTAGACATCCTTCTCATTCACAATTAAGACCAAAATATAAAAAATTACTTTTATTACCATTTAGATCTATTATTAGATTTGGTTCTTTTACTGAATTAAAAGATAATGAAGTAAATAAAAAAAGAATTGAAGTTAATAGTGTTAGTTCTATTAAAAATAGTGCTAATAAGCTACTAATGAAACAAAAATTTGCAACTAATAATATAAAAACAGCAATTTGGTTTAAATATAATAATAACCAACAATTGTTTATTGATCAAAACACAAATGAACAAATTAACATTAATGAATTACCTTATCCTATTATATCTAAACATATTAAAGGTAGTAGAGGTATTGGAAATGTAAAACATGATAATGTTGATGCTCTTCAAAGATGGATGATAAATAAAAATTTTAATAATTATATATTTGAAAAATATTATAATTATGTTAGAGAATATAGACTTCATGTAGATTCTGAAGGTTGTTTTTATTCTTGCAGAAAAATGTTAAAATCAGATTCTCCACAAGAACACAGATGGTATCGTAATAATGATTATTGTGTTTGGATTATGGAAGATAATGACTTGTTTGATAAACCAGTAAATTGGGAACAAATAGAAATAGAAAGTGTAAAAGCTTTAAAAGCAGTAGGACTTGATGTAGGTGCTATTGATTTAAGAATTCAATCTGCTACTACTAATAATGAAGAAAAAAGGGAAAATCCTGAATTTATTATAGTAGAAATTAATTCTGCTCCTAGTTTTGGAGACGTTACATTAGAAAAATATATAAAACAATTACCTAAAATTTTAAAAAGAAAAAAATATGAGTCAAGTAGAAACTAAATCAGCATTAATTGGATTATTAGGACATCAACATTCTGGAAGATTTAATCCTGGGTATGGTCAAAATGCAGCTTATGTAGAATATTTTAGACAATTTGGAGATGTTATAATTATTGATGCTCAATGTGATCAAGTAATTCCTGTAGATTTACTAGTATTACCAGGAGGTAGAGATGTAAATCCTATGAATTATAAACAAAAGCCATTAATAGGAACTCAATCTTCAGATTTAGAGTATGAGTGGTTTTTTGCAAATATGTTTGAAAAGTATTTAGAAAAAGCAAATAATAAACAAACAGCTATTTATGGTATTTGTGCAGGTTTTCAAAACATTATAGTACATAGTGGAGGCTCTTTACAACAAGAATATGCACAAAAGCAATCAAATGATTTTAGAGGAGAATTAGTTGATTTATTAAAGTTTAATAATAAAGTAATTCAAAAATATTCTAATATTAGAGAAGCTTATAATAAAGAAAACTATAATATAGATTTTAAAAAAACTAATTCTATTCATCACCAATCTGCTATACCTTCAGATATTACTAATGATTTTGATATTCTTGCTATTAATAAAGAATTCTTTAATGTAGAATTTATTATTCATAAAGAATTGCCTATGGCTGCAGAACAATCTCATCCTGAAGAAAGGATTAATCCAATACTTACAGATTCAATAATTAATCAACTTTTAAATTCTTTGCAAAAATGAAAAATTTATTAATTACTTCTAATAATAGAAGTACAGAGTTAGTAAAAAATTTTAAAAATTTTACTATATTGGATATAAATAATCAAAATTTTTTAAATAATTTCTTTAATTTTATAGAGAATAATCCTCAATCAGCATTAAAAAATTGCATAATAGACAATTTATATGAGTTATTTACAAAAAATTATTCCAGTCAAGTAATATCTATTTTATATAGAAATTTTCATACCAAAACAGTTTTATTTAAAGAAGACGATTATGACGTAATACAATCTAATTCATTTTTTTCTATACCTATTTATAAAGAATCTATTAACAATAAAATTAAAGTCTTTAAAATAATTAAATTAGTGGATAGATATTTAAAAAGTGATAAATCATTATTTGATTCAAAATCAATTTGTTATTTTTTAGAAAAAAATATAAATGAAAACAGTTTTTATATAGATAAAATAGATAAAAATCAAAATTTTTTAACTATAAATAAATCATTTAAAATAAACTCTTCTGAATGGAATTTTATATTTTCTGAAAATTTAGAAGAAAACAGTGATTTAATTTTAAACATTTTAAAAGAAACAATATGAGCATTATAAAAAAAGTAACAATAGGAGCTGACCCAGAATTATTTTTTATCAAAAATAATAAAGCTAAAAGTGTAGAAGGGTTAATTGGAGGAACTAAAGAAGACCCTATTCCTTTAGACAGAGAAGGATTTTTTCTACAAGAAGACAATGTAATGGCAGAATTTAATATTCCTCCTTCTAGAAATTCTCAAGAGTTTTCAGACAACATAGAATATGCTTTAGATAATATTGAAACTATTGCTAAAGTTAATGATTGTAAATTAGCAATTATTCCTTCTATGAAATTTGATAAAGAAGAATTAAATTCTGAACAAGGTATGCTTTTTGGATGTTTAGCAGATACTAACGCTTATACTAGATATGAAAATCCTAGAGTAGAAATTAAAGAAAATATTAGAGTAGCAGGTGGACATATTCATATTGGATATGAGAATTCTGATACAGAAACTAATATTAAATTAATAAGAGCTTTAGATATCTTTTTAGGTTTGCCTTCTTTAGTTAAAGATAAAGATACAAAAAGAAGAGAATATTATGGCTCTGCAGGTTCTTTTAGAGAAAAAACTTTTGGAGTAGAGTACAGAGTATTGTCTAATTTTTGGATTAAAGATGAAGAAAGTAGAAAATGGGCATTTAATCAAGTAAAACAAGCAATAAATTTTATCAATTCTGGAAGTATGGACATGGTAGATATAAAAACTTTAGCTCAAGTAAAGTTAGCTATTGATGATAATGATATATCATTAGCAATGTCATTAGAAGAAAAAATAATTAATAATTTTGTAATAAAATAAAAATATGAGTGAGCAATTTATAATAGTATCAAGCATAATGTTAGTATTTTTAATTAGTGTTTTTATAGAAAATTTTGTTAGATTCTATAAACTACTTTTTAAGAACCAAATAACAAAAAATACTACATTAAATTGTGGAATTTTTGCTTGGTCAGGAAATAGTAATGATAAATTTACTAAAGCAAAATTTGATATCTTAGGAATATATAATGATTCAAGAGGTGGAGATGGTTGTGGAATTTCTAAAAATTCTGAAATTATAAAAAATATTAAAAAAGATAAATATTTTAAAGATTTTTTAATTAATAAAAATTATAATAATGATTTAGAAAACAATTATATAATAGGTCATACTAGAAACTCTAGTAAAGGTTTAAAAAATGAGGAAAATACTCATCCTTTTGGATTTGGAGAAGACAAAAATAAAGGATATGAGTTTATAGGAGTACATAATGGTACTCTTTATAATGAAAATGATATTGCTAAAAAATATAAATGTAATAAATTTAAAAATGATAGCAGTATTTTATTAGAAGCCATTTTTAATTCTAAAAGTTTTAAACCTTTAAGTGAATATTTAGGTGCAGCAGCAACAGTTTTTACTAATACTAATGAACCTAATACTATTTATGCTTTTAGAGGGGAATCTAAAAAGTATAAGAATGATAAAAATACTGAAAAAGAAAGACCTTTATATTATTATCAAGAATCTAAAAACAGTCTTTATATTTCTTCAATGGAAGAATCTTTAATAGCTATTACTGAAAATGAAAAAGATATTGAAAAAATATTTGAATTTAAATTTAATACAGTATATAAAATTAAAGATGGTAATGTAGAAAAAGCTGAAACTTTTAAAATTAGTAGACAAAAAATGACTCAAAGGATTCAATATAGTAATCATTCTAATTATAATAATGAAGTCCCAAATCATTGGAAAGAAAATAAAATATCTGATAATGTTGATAAAATTACTAGTAATTATAAAAATAGAAGAAGCAGAAGATTAAAAAATTCTTCCAATGATACTTCTAATGTTTTTAAAATTAAAGATGAAGTAATTTCAAATAAAGATAGAAAAAGAAATAAAATTGTCTTTGAAAATTTTCTTTATAGAAGAAATGGTCATGTTACTAATGGTATATTTATATACACTAAAGAAGAGAAGTTTATTTATTTAGAAGAAGACTTAGTTGATGCATATCAAGTATTTTTTACTGATTATTTAGGTAAACCTTATGATAAAATTAGTGGTAAATTTAAAAAAAGTATAAGTGAAATAAAACATGAAGATTATTATATACCATTTGATGCTAGAATATATAATGATTATGAAAATTATCCTTTTATTTATATTGTAGATGGAATAAGAGTAATTAGAAAAAGTGATTATAATGTTTTAAATACTCAAAAAGCTAAAAATAGTTTAGATTTTATTGAAAAAGCTAGTTGGTGCGCTACTCACCCTATTTTAAATAGAAAAAGAGAAGCTATTAAAAATGGAAATAAAATAGAATTTATGAGATTTAATCCTTTAAATTCAGATTTTATTTATACAATTGTAAATGGAAGTGTTACTACTAGAAAAAATAATTATTCAGATAATTTTTTAAATGGGATAAAACTAGAAGATGAAATTATAACTGCAGATCAATATACTGGTAAAGTTATTAAATTAAATTCTATAAATGAAAAAGAAATTTCAAAATTTGATGAAATTACTTCAACATTATCTAATAAAGAAATAAATGAATTAAAAAGAAAAGGAAATGAAATAATTAAATTATTTGATTTAGAACCTTATACTGAAAAAGAAAATGAAGAAACACTTGAAAAATTCTCATTTTTATTTAGTAAAATGGAAAATATGTATAATAAATACATGATTAGAAAAAGAGAATCTTTTAATAAAATTGAAGATTGTAATTATTCTAAACAAATGACTAGTGCAATTGATAATTTTGGTAAAGAACTTGAAGAAATTAATAATAATCTTTTAATAAATAGTTAAATATTATGTCAAACAAAGAAGTAACTACAATTACGGGAAAAAAAGAATTAAAAATTAATTGTAGAAAAATAGAAAATGAATACTATTTAATAGGAGATAGAAAAATAAAAGATTCTGGCGATTGCTATCCTATTAATGGTAGGTATTATAAAAATAATACTGATTATATTATCTATGACCATTTACATAAAAGATATGAAATTAATAATGTAAATTATGTAAAAGGAGTTGTTAATATTATTAGTAAAGATAAATTAGAAATAGGATATTTTTTAAATAATGATTTAATGACTACATTACGAGATGTTAAAACAAATTTTGTTTATTTTGTAATGAATTATTCTTTATTAGATGATACTAATTATGTTCTTAATAAAACTAGTAATATTTATTGTCATTATAGTAAATTGACTCCATTAAATATATTAAATTATAAAAAAATAGATTATGGATATAAACAAAGTTTAAATTATAACATTACTCCTGAAACTATAAAACTTGTTAAAGATAGATATTTAAATAATTTACAATATTTAAAAAAATATAATTTTTCTTATGGAATAAAAGAATATTTAAATGGACTTAGTTTTGGTGCAGAATTTGAAACAAGTAAAGGAGTTATTCCTAAAGAATATTGTTTAGCAAATGCATTAGTACCTCTTAGAGATGGGAGTATTAAAGGATTAGAATATGTAACTTTACCCTTAGAAGGGGAAAAAGGTATTAATTCATTAATTAATAGTTCTAAATTAATTAATGAATATACTAGTTATGATGATACTTGTTCTTTTCATTTGCACTTAGGAAATGTACCAAGAACAGAATCTTTTATTGCTGCTTTATTTAAATTATCTTTATTTATTCAAGATGACATATTTAAAATGTTTCCTTTGTATAAAAAAGATAATAGAGGGTATAAAAGAAAAAATTATACTGCACCATTACCAACTGTAGAATTATTATCTAAATTAGACAATAAAATTACACCTTCTAATTTAAAAAGTAATTTTTCAAAAATATTTAATTATCTTTCTGATGGTAGAGATTATAATGAGTATAATAAAGAATTAAATTATGTAACTAATCACCCTAATGATCCTAATAATACTAGAAAATGGAATATTAAATCACGTTAACAATATAGCGTAGTAATACAGTAATGTATTATAAAAAATATTGGGTGAATTCAAAGAAAGTCTTCATAAAATTAGGTTAATTGGAATATATTTTGTATGTTTGTATAAAAATATTCCAATTATGAAAAAATTAAACATGAAAAAAGGTAGTTATACTAATTACCCTTTTAAAAAGAATCAAGAAATTGATGGTATTATTATTTTAGAAAATGATTTTGTCTTTACTGAAGATAGATATTTTGTTAAATATGAATGTAAATGTGGTAATATAGATTATAAACGTTTATCTCATTTACAAAAAATGAAATATAAAGTTTGTAAAAAATGTTCAAGGACTAATAAATATCCTGAACAAAGAAAAGCTAGAAATCATTTTGAAAATAATATACATAAACAATGGATTAAAAATATTAACTTTAATTTAAAAAGAGGTAATAGAATTTTAAAAAATAATTTAACAAGTAAAGATTTATATAATCAAATTGTTAAACAAAATTTTAAATGTTATTACTCTGGAGTAAAATTAAATGTTGTTGATATATTTAAAAAAGATTCTAACGGTTCTATAGATAGAATTGATTCAGATAAAGACTATACAGTTGATAATATACATTGGGTTTATAAACCTATAAATATTATGAAAAATGGACTTAATTCTGATGTATTTATAGAAATGTGTGATTTAATTTCAAATTTTAAAAGATAATTTTGAGCTAAGCTTGTAGCTAAATGCTACTTGAAAGTGCAACGACTAGGTATTGAAACTACATATGTAGAATATAATATACTCACGAGCGCCCAACATCCTACAGTCGGTAGGATGATGACATAGTCTGGACTATATGGAAACATATAGAAGTAGTAATTAAAAAAGCTACGATAACAATTCGTATCATTGGATTAATTTTGTACCTTTATTATTTGGTAATAAACAAACTATAGAATTTAGAATTCATACACCTATTAAAGATCCTAATAAAATTATTTCTTTTTTATTGTTTTGTTCTAAATTAATTAATTTTACCAAACAAAATGAAGATTTAATTTTAAGTTCTGATAATACTGAATATTTTGATTTACTAAATATTTTTAATTCTAAAACTAGTAACTATAAAGGCAGTAGAAAATTAGATTCAGAAGTTATAAATTATTATATACATAGAAAAAATGCAACTAAATTATTTTCAAAAAATAATGATTATAATTATGATGAAAAAAAATTTTTATATGACCCAAAAATAGATTTTAATTATGAATATAATACTTATTTTTTGAGTAAAGAACATTATGAAGAAAAAGAAAAATTAAAAAAAACTTTAGATTCAGAATTAGAAGCTTCAAGAACTGTAAATTCTTGGTTTCATAATGAAGAAGTTTCAGACCGTGAATCTGCAGCAATGAGAGCAATAAATAAAAGAATTAATCAATCATCTGGTCCAGCTTTAACAGTTCCGCTTTCCTCTTATATTTTTAGAGATGAATAAGGTAATGATTCTAATAATAAATTTAAAATAATATTATGAAAGTTAAATTAAATACTGAAAATAAATTTAAAAACTATACAGAGAGTTTATTAGAATGGAATAAAAAATTAGTAAATCCTTTTAATAAAAATTATTTTAAGTTATTAGATACTTTTTTAAATAAAGGAAGTGCTCAAGGAAAATTTCATCATAAAACTAATGAGATTTTTAAAGCTTTTGAGTTTGTTGATCCTAATAATGTTCCTGTAGTTATTATGTCAGATACTTCACATATATCTACAGGATTGCCTTATGGCAGTATGTTAACATCTACTGGTAATACAATGAATAATTGTATTGATCATATAGAAAATGCTATAGAAAGAGATTTAAGAGAAGGATTTAATATGAATTTTGACTCTTCTTTAGAATCTTGGGCAATGCAAAATGTATTATTATTAAATACTAATTATACATATGCTCCTGGATATGGTGAAGATTATAGTAAAATTTGGAAAAAGTTTAATACTAAAATAATTCAATCATTAAATATAAACAGAGTTGGAATACATTTTGTATTTTTAGGTAGAAAAAGTAACTATTACAATTCTTTAATAAATAAAGCAAAACATTGGACATATTTAGAAAATAGACCAGAAGAAAAAAAAAGTGAATTTAATGTAAAATTTATGAAATCTATTAATGAAAAATTAAGAGATTCTAATGGTAAAGAATCAGAAATACAATGGCATAAATATATTTAATTATAAATTAAATGCTTATTAACTTGTATAATATAAATTTTTTTAGTATATTTGTATTTAATTAAAAAAATTTATAATGATTTTTATAGAAGGTAATGTGCCAAGTTTAAAAAATAGTAAAATTAAAACTAATAGAGGAATATTTGCTTCCCCTACTGTTAATAAGTATATTAGAAAGCTAGGGATTCAATCTTTTAGTTCTAGTAAAAAAGAAATTAAAGGTTATGTTGATACTAAAAATAAGCCTAACATTTTTGCTAAAAAAACTAAAAACTTGAAAAAAGAGATTGAATCTAAAGGCTTTCCAATATTTATTGGATATCATCAAGTTAGGAAAACAAAAAGATTATTTGACTTTAGTAATAGTGTAGAAATAATACAAGATTTATTAACTGCTCATGATATTATTGAAGATGATAATGTAAAATTTGTATTTCCTATACCAATGACAAAAAAAGGAAAATTACCAACTACTAATAATATTAGAAAAAAGGATTGGTACAGCGTAGATAAAGAAAATCCAGGAGTTTATATTAAAATATTTTAAATAAAAAATTTATGAAATAAAAATTAAAATAATGAATGAAGAATTGGAAGAATTGTTTAAACACAATTTGAATGAAGAAAAAAAATTAATGCTATCATATAGTAGATTATCATCTTTTGATACTATAGGACCTAAAGTTTTAATTAATAGACCCAAAATTGACAATATTGGTGTAAAAATGGGTTCACTAATAGATGATTTACTATTAAGTCCAGATATATATAAAACTAATTATTATAAATTTGATGGCAAAAAACCTACTGCAACTTTAGGTAAATTATCAGACATTATTATTGCTAATTTTGTTAAAATACCAAATAAAGATAAAATTTTAAAAATTTGTAAAAAAAATGATTTTTGGAAAAGGCAAAGTGATGAAAATATAATCAAAAACTTTGATAAAGAAGAATTTTATGAATATATTAAAGCTTATATAGAATCTAAGAGTAAAATATTAATTACTTCTGAAGATTATAAAAAAGCTATTTTAATAAAAAATACTTTACTTACTCATAACCACAGTAAGGAAATATTTAAAAGAGATCATAGAGTTTATCAATTTCCTTTTAAAATAGATATAGAAAATATTATTTTAAGAGGTATTATAGATATATGCACAATAAATCATAAAGAAAAAACTGTTGAATTTATTGATTTAAAAACAGGTGCTGCAAATTCTTTAGACTTTCAAAGAAATTTTTTAAAACATAGGTATTATTTTCAATCAGCAATATATCAAAAAGCGTTTGAAGTATTTAAAAAAGAATTAGAATTAAGTGATGAATATACTTTAAAGCCATTTCAATTTCTTTATATTAGCAGGAGTGAACAAATACCTGTAATATATGAAATTGATGAAAAATGGAATAAAGCAGCTTTTCATGGTTTTACATTAAATAAATATACTTATAAAGGTATTATAGAACTTATTGATGATGCTAAATGGCATTGGAAACATAAAGTTTTTAATTTACCAAGAGAAATATATGAAAATAATGGTAAAATGATTATGAGAAGTAATTTAATAGAAGTATAGATGAGAAACATATCCACAACATATTTATTTCCATTGATAAATGACATATTAGAAATAAATTATAATTTTTATTCTAAATATGTTAAAACTACTTATATTAATAGTGATTTATACAAAGATAAGAAATATTTTTATATTTTAATTGATTATGATTTTAAAATTCCAGAATTTAGACAGGAAGAAGAAAGATTAATGAATTTTGATATATTTATAGATTCTGTAGATGTAGATGAAGATACAGTATTAATGATTTATGAATTTCCTAAATCTTATGAAAAAGAATTTGAATATTTTAAAAAAGGTAAATATTCTAAATTTGGAAATGATGCTAAAATGAAAATTTTAAAATTTTTTCACAGATTGTTAGGAACTTCTACGGAAGGATTAAAAATTCTTACAAAAATTAAACATGTACTTTATAGAAATAGTATTCTTAAAGAGCAATTAGAAGAAAGTTTAGAAATAAAATTAAATACAGATGCAGAATTAGGTAGTATAATGGATAATAACAAAGAAACAGTAAAAATAGACAAAAAGAAATTAAAAATAGAGAATTTATGAAAGTAAAAATTAAACCAAGAAATGAAGAAGTAAAACTTCCTTATTCTAAAAATGAAGGAGATGTAGGTCTTGATTTAGAAGCTATTGAAGTTGAAAAATCAGGCAATTGGTTTTTTCCAATTTATACTTATAACACAGGAGTAGCTTTAGAAATTCCTAAAGGATATTGGGTATTACTAACTCCTAGAAGTTCACTATCTAAAAAATTAATGTGGTTAGCAAATCATGTTGGAATTGTTGATACTGAATATAGAGGAGAACTAATGTTTAAATTTAGAAGCATATTAGGTATTAAACCTTATAAAATTGGAGAAAGAATTGGTCAAATGATTCTTATGAAAAAATACAAAATTGATTTTGAAGAAGTATCTGATCTAACTGTTACTAAAAGAGGTAATAGAGGATTTGGAAGTACTGGAAAATAATCTTAAAGGCTGTATATTGATTTTTATTGATATACAGCCATTTTTAACTTTAATTATGACAGAAAAACTAAATGATAAATTAGCTGATAAATATATAAATATTCTAATTAAAAATTGTTCAGAAACTTTGTTTGTAAAAGCTAAAGAATATGTAAGAAATGGAGATAGAATGCATAATTTTAACAAAGGTGCTATAAAAACAGGAACAATAAGAGAAAAAGTTATTAGAGGCATGAGGTTAAAGCATGATATATCAGTAGATGATATGTTAAATGATATAGAGAATAATAATTTGCCTTCTAAAGAGTTAGTTTTAGAAAAATTTGGTGATATTATTAATTATAACATTATAGAAGCAATGAGTATTTTACACAGAATTGAATTAAAAGAAAAAAATGGCTAGAAGAAGAACAGAAAGAATTTTTCCAGATGTAATGTTAGATATAGAAACATTAGGTACAGAAGAAAATTCTTTAATACTTTCTATAGGATTAGTAAAATTTAATATGCAAACTAGTGAAATAGGAGAAAGTTTACACTTAAAATTAGATATTGTTGATTCTTTAGAAAATAATTTTGAGTTAAATATTGATACTGTAAAATGGTGGCTAAAACAACCAAAAGAATTTACAAAATTATTAATATCAGAAGAAACTTTTAAATTAAAAGAAGCTCTAAATAAAATATCTAATTTTTTAAATCCTACTTATAAAATATGGGCAAAGTCTCCTAGTTTTGATTGTAATTTATTAAAATCAGTATATAAAAAATTAAATAAAGAGATACCTTGGGACTTTAGAAAACAGCAAGATGTAAGAACTTTAATTAATTTAAATCCTGGTGTGTATAAAGATTTTAAAAATAATAATAAAATTACACACAATGCCTTACAGGATTGTTTTGATCAAATAGAATATTGTACACATATATTTAGAACTATAAAAATTAAAAAATAATGGATGAAAATTTAAATACAATATTGCAAATTTCTGATAATGTTATATCAGGATTAGAATATGGTGATTTATCAAAGAATAAAGTAGTAGAAATGTTAAATGAATTAAAAGAAGAAGCAGAATTAGCTAAATCACAAATAAGCTAATTTAAAAATGGAAAAACAGATGATGACAGAAAAAAACAAAGAAACACAACAAAATAATATATTTAAAAAAAGAGTAAATATTTTACCTTATGAATATCCATCTTTATTAAAATATAAAGATGCAATTAGACATTCTTATTGGTTAGAATCAGAATTTAATTTTACTTCTGATATTAGTGATTTTAAAACTAAAATTACTGAAGTAGAAAAAGAAGCTATAAAAAGAACAATGCTAGCAATTGCTCAAATTGAAGTTAGTGTTAAGACTTTTTGGTCTGATTTATACAAAAGAATGCCTATTACAGAAATAGGAGATGTAGGGATGACTTTTGCAGAATCAGAAGTAAGACATAAAGATGCTTATGCAAAACTATTAAGAGTTTTAGGATTAGAAAAAGATTTTAAAGGATTAGTAGAAGTTCCTGCAATTAAAGATAGAATAAGTTATTTAACAAAATATTTAGATGGCACTAGAAGTAAAGATAATAAAATGTTTACAAAATCAGTTTTATTATTTTCTTTATTTATAGAACATGTAAGTTTATTTAGTCAATTTTTAATAATGATGTCTTTTAACAAAAAGAAAAATCTTTTTAAAGGTATTTCTAATGTAGTAGAAGCTACAAGTAAAGAAGAAGATATTCATGGTAATTTTGGAGCGGAATTAATTAATATAATTAAATCTGAAAATCCAGAATGGTTTGATGAAACATTTGAAGAACTTATAAACTCAGCATGTGAAAAAGCATTTGAAGCTGAATGTAAAGTTTTAGATTGGATTTTTGAAAAAGGAGAATTAGAATTCTTAAATAGAAACACTATTGAAAATTTTATAATGAATAGATTTAATAATTCATTAAATAAAATTGGTATGGATAAGATATTTAAAACAGATTCTGATGAACTTGAAAAAACAATCTGGTTTGATGTTGAAACAATATCTAGTAAAGAAGGAGATTTCTTTTACAAAAAAGACATAAATTATAATAAAAAATCTAAAAGCGTTACAGAAGATGACTTATTCTAAAAATTATTGGTTAAATGATGAAAGTAGATTATTCTTAAAAAGAGGTTATTTCAATGAAACAGCTGAAGAAAGAATAATTCAAATGGCATATGCAGCAGAAAAAAGACTAGGAATACAAAATTTTGCAGAAGATTTTATATCTCACACAGAAAATGGATTTTATAGTTTTAGTACGCCAGTATGGATAAATTTTGCAAAAAATAAAGGATTACCTATTGCATGTTATGGATCAAATATTGATGATTATTCAGACAGTATTCTAAATGCAAATAGAGAAATAGGTATGATGTCTAAATATGGAGGAGGTACTTCTGCTTATTTAGGAAATATTAGAAAAAGAGGTAGTAAAATATCTTCAGGAGGAGAAGCAGATGGACCAGTTCATTATGCTAGAATGTATGATACAGTAATTGATGTATTTAAACAAGCAGATTCTAGAAGAGGTTCTTGTGCAGTATGGCTACCTATTGAACATTTAGATGTTGATGAGTTTTTAGATATTAATACAGAAGGAAATTTAATACAAAATTTACAACATGGTTTAACTATTACTGATCAATGGTTAAAAGAAATGAAAGAAGGAGATAGTGCTAAAAGAAAAATTTGGGCAAAAGTTATTGAAAAAAGAGGAGAAATTGGACTTCCTTATCTTATGTTTAAAGACAATTCTAATGCTAATACTCCTTATAAAGAATTAGGAAGAGAAATTACAGCTAGTAACTTATGTTCTGAAATTCAATTACCTACTAATAGTTATGAATCATTTGTATGCTGTATTGGCTCAATTAATTTGCTACATTGGGACAAAATTAAAGAAACTAATGCAGTAGAAATTTACACACAATTTTTAAATGCAGTTTTAGATGAGTTTATTGAAAAAGCTGAACATTCAAAAGGAATGAAAAGAGCTTGGAGATTTGCTAAAAATCATAGAGCAATTGGTGTAGGTACATTAGGATATCATTCCTATTTACAAAGTAAAATGATTGAATTTGAATCATTAGAAGCAAAGCAAAATAATTATCAAATTTTTAAAACTTTACAAGAAAGAACTAATAAAGCTAGTCAAGATTTATATAATTTTGACAAGAGAAAATATTCTTGTTTAAGAAAAGGATTTGCTAACACAACTTTAATGGCAATTGCTCCTACTAAATCTAGTTCTTTTATTTTAGGACAAACTAGTATGGGTATTGAACCAATTAAATCTAATTATTTTGTAAAAGATTTAGCAAAAATTAAAAGTGTTTATAAAAATCCTTTTTTAAAAGCTCATCTTGCTAAACATGATATGGATAGTCCAGATATTTGGGAAAGTATTTTGCATAAAGATGGTTCAGTTCAGCATTTAGATCTTCCTAATAAAGAAGTATTTAAAACATTTATGGAAATTACTCCTAAAGAATTAATTTTACAAGCTGCTCAAAGACAAAAATTTATTGATCAATCACAATCATTAAATTTATTTATACATCCTTCAATATCTACTAAAGATGTTAATGCATTGTATTTATATGCACATGAAGAAGGAATTAAAACTTTATATTATCAATTTAATGAGAGTTCTGCTCAAGCTTTTAGTAGAAATATACTTGATTGTAAAAGTTGTGAATAATAATTAATATAACCTTGTTTATTAATTTAAACAAGGTTATTATTTTAAAAATTAAAAATATGAAATTAAGAGAATTTGAAATAACTGCAATTACAAATAAAGTTCATGAAGAACTGACAAAAAATTTAAAAATACCTTCTTTTGATAAAGAAATAAAAAAAGAAAAAGAATATTATGACATTATTAGTAAATCTATATATAAAATAAATAAAGAAAAAGATAAAATTAAAGAAATTCAAAATAATAGTGAAAAATATGTACTTAGTGTTCTAACAACGCATATTAAAAATTTTAATAAAGATGCCTTAAATACCAGATTTAAAAATAAATTTATTTCTGACAATATTCCAAGATTAAGTAAAATTAAAGAAAGTGTAATTTTATCTAATAACAGTAATTTAAGTGAATTAGTTGATGAACTAGTTAAAAAATATTCATAAGATATTTAAAATTAAAAATAATGGCAAAAATAGATATTGCATATCACAAATTATTACAAGAAATTAAACAAAAAGGTTTTAAATATGAAGATCCAAATCGTAAAAATGTATATAGATATCAAATACCAAATTATCAAATACAGCACAATTTTTCAGATGGCTTTCCTGCAATAACTACTAAAAAGTTATATTGGAAAGGTATTGTAGGAGAACTTTTATTGATATTAAGAGGAGATACAAATATTAAATATCTTGTAGATAATGGTATAAACATTTGGAATAAAGATGCTTATAATTATGCTAAATTAAAATGTAATTATAATTGTAATATTGAAGAATTTATTAATGATGTTAAAAAAAGTAATAAATTTCATGGATATACTTTTAAATTAGGAAATGTAGGTAGAAACTATGGTGCTCAGTTAAGAGATTGGATAGGGCATGATAAAAATAATATGTTAGGAGCTACATCTAAGCATATAGATCAATTAAAAGATCTTATTTATACTCTTAGAACTAACCCTATGGCTACTAAGAAAACAGTAACCTTTTGGAATCCTGCAGAAGCCAATGAAACAGCATTAACACCATGTCATTGGAGTTTTGAGATACTAGTTGAACCTTTAAGTGTTTTAGATCAAACTTTATTTGTAAAAGATAATAGTAAGAAAGGTTGGACTGTTAATGCTAAAAAACCTAAATATCAATTTACTTTAAAATGGCATCAACATAGTGTAGATACGTTTTTGGGTTTACCTTTTAACATTGCAAGTTATGCATTATTGGCACAGATTATAGGTAAGATGACCAATATGATTCCAAAAGATATTATAGGAGATTTGTCTAATGTACATATT